TTATGTCCGTAGCGAAAAATCCACTCCGGCGAAGTCATCTGCGCTTAGGACGTAGGTTCCGTTGTCCCACGCATCCTCAGCCAGCATCTTGGCTTCTTCCCAGCTCGCCGCTTCGACGGGTACGACCTTCTTCAGGTATTCGACGATGACAACATCGTAGGTTCTGGTCCGGGGCGGAAGCGCTACCTTTGCACGTTCCATCATTCTGTCAAGAATCAGCTCATCCTTCTGAAGCTCGCTGAAATAGTCCGGGTCGCCGCCTTCTTTCCCCGCTTCCTCCAGAAGAAGCTCGCTGTTCATCTCCTGACAGAAGTCGATGCAGTCGCGGATGGTGTACGGCTGATCGTTGTCGGTATTCTCGCCGTCCTGATTGTCATGCAGGGCGAGATGGAACTTGTCATCCATCATCAGGCTGTAGTCATGCCCCTCCAGATAGCCCAGCAGCACTTTGGCCTCAATGGCGGCAAGCTCAACACCCTGCCGGACGGAAACGGCCATCAATTCTTCGGACTTCGTAATCAGCGTCATATAAGCGCTCTCCTTTCATTCCATACAGACTTTTCCGACCGAAAGCAGATACGAACACCAGCCGTAACTGATGCCGAGGTCTTTTGCCTTTTTGACCACCTGAGTGATGCTGTACTTCGGTTCCGGTCTTTTTGCGAGCAAAAGTTCCTCCAGCATCCTTTCCTCCAGCGCTTCCTGCTTCCGACGTTCAGCTTGAGCAAGGCTGCGTTCCAGATAATACTCGCGGTGCTTGAGATAAGATTTGTGGGATTGCGCGGCCTGACGTTTCTTTACGCAGTCAGGGCAGAACTTCTGGCGGTTCTTGGCGTTCGGTATGTCCCGTCCGCACATCTCGCACTTTGGGGTACTCATCTGAAAATCCTCCCGGAATCCTTGTCCATAAGAACAACCCGGCCCACGATCTCGAACCCGGCGAGATCGGCTACCTGCTTCAATGCGCTGACCAAATCAAAGCGGGGCGAATATCGTTCGAGTTGACGCAATTGTCGTAGTCGTAGGAGCCATCGTCCGCGACTTTCCAGACATTGTTCGAGCTCGTGTTTATGATGCGTGGGGAACGCAGATACCAGTCTTGAGCACTGCCGTTCCGATAGGCAACGCGCTTTTTATTCTCATTTGTTCCGGTGCCAGCGAGAAAATAGGACAGTTTAGCGCCATCATTGGGGAAATATTCGTTGGTTCTGTTCGTCCAACCAACCTCGATGCCGGACAGCAGGAACACCTTCGTGTTCAGACCGTTTGCGCCGGTGTGAAGTACGCCGCCGTAATATGAACTACCGTGATACGGAATCTTTACCTGTTTGATCACGGCGCGAATATCCGCGTCGATAAGGTTATAGAACGTGCCGTTCAGCCAGGAGTTGATATCGGAACTCGCGTAGTTGTTTTCTTCGGTTGCGTTCCACTTCATATAGTTGTAGCTGTCTTTCATCAGCAGCCAAGTACCGGTGCAGCTATCGTCATAGACGCTGGACGGCTTACCCTGATGGACAACGATGAAGTTTCTGGCAGAACCATTTACTTTCAGCTTGATGGTGCTGCCGACTGCTTTGGAACCCAAGGTTACATAAGCCATAAAAAAGGCCTCCTTTTATTGAATTTATAGTAAAATTTTGTTTCAAATTGAGCGGCGGTGAACGGGATAAGTTCATTCGTTTCATTAGAACTCGATTCTTTTTGCCGTGGTGTTCCAAACACCCTCCACGATGGTCCCGTCCAGCGTTTCAAACGTGACCGTGAACGGGTTCCCGGTGACGGACGTATTGAACATCAGTTCCAGCAAAGCCAGCCGGGCGGACACGTCGGAGATGCTGTTCTGGATGGAGTGGTGGGCCTCCTCATCGTCATTGTGGGCATCCACGAGCTTCTGGGCTTCCCGGAGGAATGCGGGAAGCATCGTGACCGAGCAATACTGCTCAACGTCCTCCGCCGTCATCCATGCCTCGCACTTATAGTCTACGGTGACGCCCAGCCCCTCGCCGATGACGATGCACACCGGGAAACGGCGGACGTCCACGCCGGTGTCAGAGGCGGCGCTGACGTACTGCGGATAATCGCCCAGCGTTCCGTAGTAGATAAGGACTTCGCCCTTGTCCGGGTCAAAGGCGAATACGCCGAACTCCCGGAGCCAGAATCCATGGTCAAGACCGCCGTTCAGGTCGGAGCGGTATTCAACGATCATGCGGACGCTGGCTCCATCATAGACCGGCGCAGTCGATGTGCCAGCAGCGACCGGCTCAACCAGCGCGGTCATGGATGCAGGCTTCACATCGTCCGGGACGATTCCGCTTCCCACCATAATCTTCGAGATCGGGAGCTGCTGCCCTGCAACCAGCTTGGCAATCAGCTCTCGACCGCTGTCCGTAACAACAAAGCCATAGTAGCTCATAACTTATCCTCCTCGATTTCGGGCAGTTTCGTCTGCGTGATGTTCTGTGCTGCGGGGACCGGCAGCACGGTGTCGATAAAGTCCTCGCCAACTGCTATCTCCGGCAGGGTCGTGGTCATATAGCCGCGCCCCAGAATGGCCTGCATCGGCACATCTGCGACCATTTCTGGTGATTCAGTCTTTGCGACCACCATGATGGCTACGCCTGCGGCCTTGATAAAGGGTGCATTCAGCAGCTTGGAAACATCATCTTCCGGCGTCAGGGCGTCGGTTTCAAAAATCATGGTAGCCGGAACATCCGGGTCCTCGCTGTAATGCAGCGGCTTGTCCCAGAACATTTTGAACGCCCGGATGATGTCATAGTAGGTGCAGCGGTTGGTGTTCTTCCAGATTTTGTATATCAGGTACGTTCGGTAGTCATCGTCGTTCAGGACGTAGACCGATTCCCTGGTGCAGGCCAAAGCACCGGCTTCAAGGCGGGTCAGAACCGCATTGTCGCCGATGCCATCAAGCTGCTTTCCAACTGCGGTCTGGATATTCCGCTTGTCGCGCAGGTCTTCGTAGAACTGTCGAACCTCGTTCAGCTCATCACCAACGGCCTCCATGAGTGCGTCGATGACCGGCTTGCCCTTGAACTGCTCCACAAGATCATCCCGGAGCTTCTGGACGTAATCAGCCATCCATGACCACCTCAATCCTGTTTTCGTCCGTAACGGCCCGCTCCCGTGACGAGATGGACACGCTGCGCTGGGTGTAGCCAGTGGGCATATCGCCGTCATTCGGTGTTGCAAACAACCATACGTCGATGTAGTCGATGCCAGACACCTGAAGGTTGAACTTCTGTGGGATGACGTTCTCGCCCGCCCCCAGTGTGCTCATTTTCTCCAGAATCTGCTCTTTGATAAGCTCGACATAGTTGGCAGGCGGATTTGTGTTCGGACTCAGAGTGACGCCAACCTTGAACCAGACCTTGACGTACGTCGGGCGGTTGAAGCGCACCACGATGTCCTCCCCATAAACGCCGTGCAGGGTAGTTTCTACACTGCCGAAAGTGTTGATGCCGCCCGCCTTTGTGTTCAGGATTTGCTGGGCAATTTCCGTTGCGTCACCGCCCTCGACCACAACTTCGATGCTGTGCGGCCACCGGCCGGCAGAATCGACTTCATTTGTGCAGTTTTCATAGGGAGCTACGCTCACCACACCCTGCACATTCTTCAGGATGGCGCTCTTGATGCTTTCCAGCATGGCAGACGAGCGGTTGTAGATTTTGTTCGTGTAGGACTTTCTGAACTCCACATCACTCTCTGCGAGCTGACCGGCAACATAGCTTCCCACGTTGACCACGGACTCCATGCCCGGAACAGCTTTCGTGATCTTCGTGATTACGCCGTTCGGAATGAAGATGTCGCCCGGCTCGGCAGTCTCAAATGTGACGATGCTGCCCACAGAAGCAGTGGTCAGGTTTTCTGACAGGACCAGCGTATTGGAGCTGGTTTTATCGACCGCCTCGATCACGATGGTGTCGTTGATGACCGTCACATGGAAGTCCTTATCCGTGATGGCTGTTCCCAGAGCCTCTAGGGCTTCGCTGGTGCTTTGTTTTGGGTCAGGGGTGATGGTGTATAGGTTTCCGTTAAGAGCCACCCCAAGGGCCGTTGTAGCCGCCGGTGATGCAAGGATAACGGTGGCCTTGTTGAAGGATGCTCTCGTGATCTCTGCGTCTGCGCTGGAAACAAGGTTCGTGGCCGGGCTGGTGTCGGATGCAATCGACGTGCCGACCGGAATAGCCGTACCGTCCACGCCGGTACAGAGGATGCTGTAGTAGGACTTTGCAGCCATTCCGCGCGTGGAGCCGCCGAACTGCGCTGCATAGTCAAGGCTCACTCCGGTCGCGCTGGAAACGTACTCCGAGTGATACACATCCACGCCAAATTCCCACAGCTCTGCGATTTCATCTGCTACATTGGTCAGCAGGTGATTCAGCAAAGACTGTGGGTTCTGGCGGGTGTTCACGCCGAGGCGGGCCGACATTCGTTCGTGCATATCATCGAGGATTGCATCCAGACGTTTCGGGTTAGGTCCCTGCGGTGTTAAGCCATATTTTGCCACGGTATTCTGATCTCCTCTCTGAACCTGTCTTCGTCCGTAGTAAACGAGATTGCAACGGACGCACTGCGGTTCTTTTTGTCAATGTCAAACGAAATATCCGTCACATCCTTCACTCCATCGACAGACATCACGGTTTCCCGGATAAGATGCCGGAGTTTGGACTCATTCGGATTTTTGACCAGCAGGTTCTCGAAGTAAGGGAAACCCAGCGACGGCATCAGCCTCCACTCTCCGAAAAACCAGAGCAAACGAATACGGACAGCCTGAATGATGCTGTCCGTAGATGATATATCGCCCGCCGCCGAGAGTTCTAAGTCCCCGGTGGCATCGAGCTTCAGGTCTATCACGCTTTTCCCTCCTTTACTGCGGCTTCCCGGTCATGCCGCCGCTGTCGCCCCTGTGGACGTGGTTTGCAAGGCTGATACTGCCGTTGGATGCCTTGACATCATCCCTTGCGGTGATGCCACCCTTGACCGTGAGCTTTCCGGTGATGTCCACGCCGTCGGGTGAAATTGCAAGCACCGTGCCGCCGACTGTGATCTGCACAAGGCTCGGCTCCACTTTGACCTTGGCCGAACCGAGAGTCAGTTCTGCGGTCTTGGGCGTGATCTTGGCTTTTGTGTCGCCTGCGGCAATGGCTACGGCATCCTCATCACAGGCCAACTTCATGGTGCTGTTGCCGCCAGATGTGAGGTTTGGAATGGCAATGGCGTTGGTCAGGTCAAACTTCAGTTTGGTGTCAGTTTCCTTGCCGTACATCCAGTAATCGAGTGCCTGCTCACTGAAAACCAGCAGGCATCCATCGCCTTTCTTGATGGGCCATGCAATGGTGACGTTTTTGCTCTGCGGGAACATGACCGGGACGCCTGAGATTTCTGGAAAGTCCATCGTGCTGCCATCGGGCTTTGTGAACTTTGCTTTCGGTAACACGGTGGCGACGCCCTTGCCCGGGTCGTAGCTTTTTATCTCGCCCGGCAGAGCCGTGTGCATATCCTCCGTCGCGCTGCGGGCGCTTTTATTGATTTGGTCAACAAACTCCTGCATCATTTTTGCTTCACCTCCAGCAGGCGGGCCGTGCAGCTCCATGAACCTTCCATATTGTCGCCCTCAATCCGCACCGAGTAGACCCGGAAATAGCCCTTGACTACTTTGCTGTTCAGGTACACATAATCGTCCAGTCCGATTGCGGCGTTCATCAGGTACTCCACGTCCCAGCCGTAGCTGTACCCCTTGTCCTCATTGGAGATTTGGACACGCTCTGGGAGGCCCAGCAGGCCCTTTTCTGCCGAAAGCTCATACACCTCGCGGCTCATCGTATCGCCCGGCTTTTTGACCTGTAAGACGCCGTTGTTGATGCTCCACGTCAATCCGCTGGTTTCGCAGGCTTTCGTCAGCACATTTCTTGCCGGGCCAACATAGCTGTAGCCATTCGGGATGTCCTTGAACTCTGCGTTGTAGGAGAAAGAAACCGTCACGCCCATCTGGTCTGCGGTGTCCTGTATCAGGGTCTTGCAGTTTACAGCCCCGGCATAGCTTACGGAAACGTAGGTGTCGCGGACTTCAATGCGGTTATCCACCAGCTCGATCTCCGTTGCCCTGTCTGCTCCGTCAGCTTTTGTCGTAGCAAATGTGACCACGCCGGTGAAGATGAGCGGACGTGTATCGCCATACCCTGCATGGAGTACGACCACGCAGTCGTTTTTTCTCAGCTCTGCAAGGTGTTCGTCGCTCAGATTCCAGATAGTCACTTTGGCCGTATTCTGGCTGTTGGTGTCGGCCTTTTCTACCGAAAACGAAACGTGCAGCGGTCGCTTGCCGCTGCCAATTTCAAACCCGGTCGAGCCTGCCTTGCCCGCCGCCAGCCGGTACTGCCTGTCGAAATTTTCCACGGCATTCTCCCCTTTCGATGGCAACAAAAAAGGCTGCGTTTCCGCAGCCCTGAAGGTTTCCTCTTACTTCGCCTTGCTGAGTTCCTTCTTCAGCAAATCGCATTCCAATCACCTCCGTAGAAGCAGCTCCGCAGCCCCTTGTTTCAGGCATCGAAGATTTCTCGAAGAATCACAACGGCGCGTTCCGCCTGCTCGAGGTTGCCATCTGCAAGGTTGCTGTCCACCATGTCGATAGCGACACCGACATCGCCCATACGGATAACTTCGCGTTCAAGATCGTTACCACTCATATCAACTCACTCCTTTTCGTGTTGAAAGAAGCCCGCTGGTATGATATAATTATAGCAACGGAACTTCTTCGTATCGTTCCGGGCATGAGATAGGAACCAGCGGTGCTTTTGTAGGGCGAGCCGCTGGTTCTTTTTTGTTTGCCCGGTTCACATCTTCATTCTTACCTACCGTTCTGGTAATACAATGAAAGTGACCAATGATATGAGCGTTTTTCAAAAGTTTCCCGTTTTGGTCAGTCCGAGGACTGTCCGGCGGACAATCCAACGGATTCTGTGTAAAATCGGCCATTTTGAGCAACATTCATCCCAAAACCTCTGAAAAGCCTCTGATTAAACCCGGACTTTACCAGTAAAAGTATATGGAAATTTGTCTGGAACCTTCTGAGAACGAATTGTCAAACCCGCTATCGAAGATTTGTTCAAAATGAGAATTGATTTTACCGGATGATTTGTTCCAGCATCATGCCGGGACAAACACAAAACGAGCCGTCCCATCGGCAAAATCCTGCCGACCGACGCTCTCCTTTTCGGTCAGGACAGCGAAGATGCCGCTGGGCATATCATCCCGGCCGAACAGCAGATTGAGCGGAAACTGCGGGACCATCTTGACACCGAGTAGCAGTGGCGTTCCGAGTGAATCCATCACTCCGAGCATCCAGTAGCCGCCGGTGTCATTCCATGTGAATCGCAGTTGATACAGCCTGCTTTGGAGGGAAACTTTGACAACGCTGTCGTTCATGTCCGGGACTTCGATGACGAAGTAGTCCACGAACGCCCTCCTTATCCCAGTAAGCCGAAACTGCTGGCAGCGTTATAGAGAACGGAGCCTCTGCTAGAGCTGGACGAAGAACCTGATGCAGAGGAGCCGCCGGACGAGCTGCTTCCTGCCGTACTTGCGGCGGTTGTGCTTGCTTTTCCAGCGGCTTTTGCTGTTTTGCCCGACTTGCCGTAGCTGGCCGGGATTTCTGCGGTGGCTGTTTCCGTCACCTCGATCTTCTTGAAGGCTATCGGAATCTCACGGGCGTAGCCGACCTCCACAGACTTCTTGATGTTCATGCTTGTAATTACCATGTTGGAATACACGCAGTCAGTGGTCGTGACTTCGAGAATCTTCTTGGCGAAATACAGGTCCTTCAGCCGACGAACAACGCCCTCCGTCTTTCCGGGGCCGGAGCCTGTACGCTCCCTCCATGTCACCGGCGTATCGGTCACATAGAGCGTCATATTCAGGGTGTCGGCCTTCAGAACGATGGTGTCGCTTACACTGAAGCCCTTTTCGGTCGGGTACTCAGGCACATCCGCTTCATAGCCTTCTTCGGAGTCGATCAGGGCATCAAACTCGATGTCATCGACGCTGACGGGCTGTTTTGCTCTTGCCATGTACTCTCACCTACTTTGCAAATGCCAGCGCACGGGCCATCTCGCCGGTAGCATCGCCTGCGGCCTTATCCATAGCCTCAGAACTCTTTTGCTGCCCGGCGCGGTCGCCGTTGAACTGGTTGTTGATGTTTACGTTCTGGGTCACAGTGCGTCCACCGGTCGTTCTGCCGGTTGCGCCCCGCCCGGTAGCTTTGGAAACCACATTGGCCTTGGCGATGACCGACATTTCGCCGGTCATGCCTTCCAGTGCATCCTTCACCTTCTTCTTGCCGGAAGTGATGCCCGATGCCATCAGGTCGATCATGTCCGGCATATAGGTGTGGAAGTCGCTCAGGGGGCCATCCTCCGGCTCCGAGAAGCCGAGGAACGACTTGATCTTATCGGCTACGCCTTTTACAGCCTCGCCTACACGACCTACCGCAGACTGGATGCCTGATACGATGCCGTCGATGATGTCGGAGCCCCACTTCAGGGCTTCAGCCGGGAGAGATGTTATCCAGTCGATGGCCGCTTGGATGCCTGTCACAATGGCATCGCGGACGTTGCCAATCGTAGTCTTGATGCCTTCCAGCAGATTGCCTGCTGCCTCACGAATCTTGTCCCAGTTCTTCCACAGCAAAACGCCGATTGCGATTGCAGCGGCGATTGCCAGAATGACCGGGCCGAAGGCGCTGGCAAGAACAGAGATTACTGCACCGACTACCTTGATAACGGTGATGATGCTCTTTACAACAACAAAGGCCAGCTTAATAACGGAAATGACCGCTTTCACAACAGAAATAACGGTTGTGATCACGCCAAAGATAGCTGAGATGCCCTTGACAGCGGCTATGACAGCCACCACGCCCACGGCAATTCTGCCGATGGATTCACCGATGTCTGTCCATTTTTTCTTATCAACCTTCCCGCTCGACAATTCCTTGAAGAACTGAGCGATACCGGGGGCTACCTTGGCTACGGCCTGCTGTATCTCCTCAAGCGCCACCACCGCCGCAGTTCGGATGCCCTCAAATATGGGGACAACCACATTACGGATGCCTTCGCCGATGTAGCCGATGGCCTGCTTGATCTTCGTCCTTACTCCGACGATGTTCTTGCGCAGCTTTTCGCAGTCTACGCCAGCTCGTTCGAGCATGGTTCCGAGCAGGCTTTTGTCGCCCCGCATGAACGAGATGAAGTCCTCAATCACGAGGGCCAGCAACAGGAAGACCGCAAAAAAGGCCAGCGCCTTTCCGTGGCCCAGCCCTATTGCCCGCGCCAGCTTCGTAAAGCCGGTTATGGCCGCTCCGATTTTCTTGAGGTTCATCGCCACGAGCATGGCAGTGAACGCAGCAGCCAGAACAGACAGCACACGCTGTGAGCCGCCCAGCTTGTGATAAACAAAAATGCCCACCGATGTCACGATGGGATGGTCTACAAGGTAGCCCTCATCTGTGAAATAGGTAGCATCCAGCGGCAGGCTGTCAAAGCGCTGAACCTTCATATCGTTTTCCATATTGAACAACTCCCCTCTCAGGTCTTACAGGATGGTTTCATCCACGGCCATCGCCCCCTTTCGTGACCGGCAGGTCAACGGTTTTGATGTTGAAGACCGGCAGTGCGCAGCAGCGGCACTGGTAGTCTTTGCCGGGGTGACAGCGCCGCCCGGTCTTTTCATCGACCACCGGAGGGTCATCCCAGCGGAACCGCTTGTGGTTCAGCGCAGCATGGCTTGGGCGGACGCGGCTATCGCCAGAGGTTGACCAGACGTACTCCACCACGCCTGCGTCCTGCTGTTGCTGCTGGGTGATGTCACCGTTCAGCTTGGCGATCTGGTCGCGGGCAAGCAGTTGGGCGTGCCGCCGGTCTACGCTGTACGTCCGCTGAATCTGCTTGACGATGGCCGTCGTGGTTTCGCCGTTCCGATAGCCCTCCAGCACGATCTGGCGCATACGCCCCAGACTTTCCTGCGGGATGGTCTTGATGAGCGCCACGTTATCCTCGACCCAGCGTTCCATCATCGTTCTGTACAGCTCGCCGGTGTAGTAGTCATCCATCAGGTCGATGCCCAGCGTGGACTTGACGGCTTTCTTCCACTCCCGGATGCTCAACTTCCGCGTGAGCTTTGCCATAGACTCGATCTTGCTGCGCAGGCCAAACATAGAGGTGCGCCGCTCCAGCTCCACGGTCATCTTGGAGAAAACCGTTTTGACCTTTGCAATCAGGTCTGAAGCGTCATCATGGCGCTGACCAGCTTCACGCTCTGCGCGGGCCGCGTCCCTGATCTCCGGCAGATACTCCTTCAGCAGTTCGTTCAAGATACGGATGTAGGCATTGGTGAGCCGCTGGAACTCGCGTTCCGCCTGAACGGGGTACTTTTGTGAATATTTGCATATCAGGTTATCGTGACTGCCGAAGCGGTGGCGGAGCAGGTCTTGTACCATGTGTCCGTGGACGGTATCATTCACTGTTTTCGCCTCCTTTTCTGGTTCTGAACAGCAAAAAAGCGGCGATTTGCACCGCCGCAGTTGAGATTATGGCTTAATGCCCTCTGAGAACTTCTGATGAGTGCCGGGAAACGTCCCAAATGTGCTTGTGGGATAATTTTGTGTCAGAGGATTGAAAGCCGCTGGATGGCTTTATTTGCGGCAGTTGCAAAAAGCCCCTGCCTGATGCTCGGCCCCGCGCCTGCACCGTTGGCAAATTTGAACGAAGTGAGAATTTGACAACAGGTTACGGTTTGGTTGGGTAAGGTACGGTTATAGTCGGACGCTCCGCCGGATTGTCCGGTGGACGTTCCTGCGGATTTTGGCCTGTTTTCAGCCATTTTTGAATATTTATCCAAAAACAGGTGGATATATCCCAAAAACAGCCAATTCTGGGCTTTGCGTTTTCCGACCATTTCGGTGATTGCGGTGGAAAAGCGGCTCCTTTCCGGTTTACAATCGCCCTGATGTCGGTTTACAATTCGGTGAACTGCGGTAAAACAGGCGGTTCCTTGCACAGCAGGCGGAAGGTTTCCCGGCCCTTCGGGGTGATGAGCGTCTGGGTTCCGGCCCAGTCGTTGTGCCGGCCCTTGCCCTCTTTCACCTCGAACAGGCCGTTGTTTTTTGCCGCATACGGCATCAGCTTGTTCTTCTGGTCACGGTAGACGTACTTATGGTCGAGCAGCCAGCCGATGAAGTCCTTCTCCTTGATGCCCAGCTCCTTGGCGGTTTCGCGGAAGTTGGTCAGCAGGTTCCGGGCCACCAGCTCGTCAAAATACTCAGCCTTCGGCTGCATGATCTGGTTCTGCGCCGTCAGCTCCTTGATGCGGGCATCGCGGTCAGTCAGGGTCTTCTGCGCGACCAGCAGGGCCTTTGCCATAAGCTCCTGCGGGGAAAGCTCCTCCTGCCCGGCAATGTAGCCGCCGTTCTTGCGGATGCTGGGCAGCACCACGGCCGTGACCCATTTACGGAAGGGTTTGGCCTCCGGCTTATCGCTGCGCAGGATGACGTTGTACAGGCCGGACTCGCTGATGATGGTGGCATTCTGCACGCCGCCAAGGGTGTCAATCTGACTTACCCCCTTCTCATCCTCGTCCAGACGGTCTGCAACCATGCGGCTGTTGCCCAGCCCTAAGACTTCGCACACATCCCGCAGAACGAACCACGGTTCGCCGTTCAGGTTCAGGGTGCGCACGGGTTTGTTTTCGTCATATCTGTAAATCGTAACCTTGTTCAT